CAATTAACCCACGAATAGCATCTGCCACCGCCTGAGTCATTGGTTCAGTATCATTTACCCACACATTACATGGGGCATCTTCATCGTGTTCGATCACTTTGCTGTCTGCGTCGATATGCCAGCGATGTCGCGTTTCCCCCGACACTATTTTCAATTCGTTAGCCATTGCAACTCCTAATTATCGTTTCGTGCGTCTTCTACAAGACTACCTGAAACGCGCTCGAAGTCGTGGAGACTTCCTAATATATCGAGAAGATGGAGCACTTTTTGACCCAACAGGCTCACGAACCGTAAGCGTTTCGTCAAGGTCAGAGACCAGTTTCTGGAGGCGATCCATCAACTCGACCAGGTTTGCAGCAACTTTCGCATCCACATTCACACCCAGTGTTACAGGGATATTGGGCGCATTTACATTCTTCACAATTACACTCTCCGTCTGTCATTTTCACCCCGAAATCCTTGCGGAATCCCAGTTTCGCATAAAAAAGTGCATAGAAAGGGTTACCATCTATGCCAAAGACGCATAAACTTAATATAATGAAACTGTACAGCAACTCTTAGG